TTCTTTCCTATCAGTGTGCTTGGCTTCTCAACTATTACCCAGAGTGTTGGATGGCTGCGTTCTTGGATAAAGAACCGGAGTCAAGAAAAGAAGCAGCAATCTCGCTAGCGCAGAAGAATGGCTTTAAGATTGAAGATATTAATATCAATACATCTACAACTCAGTGGGAGATCGCTGACGATGGCATCACGCTCATTCAACCGTTTAGCTCCATCAAAGGCTTAGGTGACAAAGCAGTTGAGCAGATCATCAATAACAGGCCGTTTGAGTCTGTAGAGGAACTTTTGTTTAACGAGGACGTTGTATATTCTAAACTAAACAAGAAAGCTCTAGATGTTCTTTGCAGAGCTGGCGCGCTTGATGAGTTGATGGACGAAAGGTTTAACAATAGAAAGCACTTCTGGATGTCTTGTGTTAAAGACAAACCAAAGAACTTAAAAAAATTACCAGAGCAGATTAACTTGTACGCTGATGTTGATGACTTCTCAATTGAAGAGAAGATTGCTCACACATCTGACTTGACTGGCATCTTTCCTTTTGACTTGGTTATGACTAGGCAAGTAAAAGATGCTATCGAGCGTAATGGTGTGCCGCCTGTTGGAGCATATGATAAAGATCTTAAGGTCGCTTGGTTCATTCCGCGTGAAGTTATTGAGAAGAAAACAAAGAACGGTAAGCCATATTGGATTGTGTCTGTTGTTGATACGACCTCTACGGTTACAAAGATTAAATGCTGGGGTATCAAAGAACACGATCAGATCTTTCTGAACAGGCCATATCTTGCGAAGCTAGATCATAGCGATGAGTGGGGGTTCAGCACACGATCTATTAGACACACATTTAGGATGTTAGGATAATGGGAAGTTTAAAAAGAAAGATGGCACGTAAACGAGCCAAAAGATTAAAAAAAGATATGAAAGACCAACTACTTATGTTTGATAAGCTACCAGACAACTGTTTGGCTTGTGAGAAAGAATTTGATAAAAAATCAAAAGAGCATGCAATGACGTGGAGTGTGGTAGTTAGAGAGCAGGAAAAAGTGGTCAGGCTATATTGTCCAGACTGCTGGGGAATGGCTCGTGATTTAGTAAAGCAGGTACAAGAAAATGAACAATCAAAAGAAAATAATAGCACTTAGTGGAGGTTTTGATCCACCAAACGCAGCGCACGTTGCGATGATTTTAGACGCAGCCAACATTGGTGACGTTGTTATCATTCTTAACAGTGACGAATGGTGTGCAAGACACCGATGGAATAAAAAGAATTTTATTGACTGGGACATGAGAAGGAATATATTAATGGAGGTGCCCGGTGTAAAAGAGGTTATCTCGGTTGATGACAAAGATAATACAGTTTGCTCTGCTCTTAAGCAACTTAATCCAGATTACTTTGGTAATGGTGGAAGCAGGACTGTTGAAAACACGCCAGAGGTTGAGTTGTGTAAAGATCTTAACATTGGCACAGTGTGGTTTTTGGGTAATGTAGTTACAAACGAAGCCACGCAAATTATAAATGAAGCCGTTAGAAAGGCTCATGGTATTATATAAGGAGTTAAAATGATTTTAGAGTATACCAAAAGAAAAGATGCGAAAGCACCCGAGCGCGCTAATCCTAGTGATGCAGGACTAGATGTCTTTTACAACCCAGAGGATCCAAAAGTTACAACGTGTAGTATTGGTCCAGGCGAGAATATGCTTCTAGGCACAGGTCTTAAGTTTGGCATTCCGCACGGTTACATGTTACAAGTGTGCAATCGCTCAAGTATGGGAGCGAAACGTTCTCTTGTGGTTGGTGCGCACATTGTTGACAGTGGGTACGACGGTGAGGTATTCATTGACCTCCACAACATTGGTGAGAATACACAATTCGTCGAACGCGGAGCTAAAATTGCTCAGCTAGTGTTAGTGCCTGTGGTCCATTTTAGGCCACGTCAGGTACCGGAGGGTTCTTTATACTCTGATGATATTAGCATGTCCAAAAGGGGTGATGGTGCCCTAGGCAGCACTGATAAAAAGTCAAGTGGCTTGTGTCCTCCTAGTTCTTACACTAGTGTAGCTGATTTAGATATGCGCGACAAGCATCCAAAGAAGTTCGATAGTATTCGCGAGGCAGCTATAGATTGGCTACCGAATGGTTTTTAGAGGTTAAAATGAAACAGACTTATTCTTTTGATGATGTGCTCTTAGAGCCACAATATAGTGATATAAATTCTAGATCTGAAGTGAATACAGATTCTAATTTGGGTAGCTACAATTTTACCTTGCCTGTTATATCTAGTCCTATGGACACCGTGACAGAGGAGAGGATGGTTAACGCTATGTCAGACGCTGGTGGACTAGGTATCGTACATAGATACAACACTATCAACGAGCAGGCTAAGATTGTTGGGTATGCTAGACTAGCTGGATGTAAAAACATTGGCGCAGCTATCGGTGTGACAGGTGATTATATGAAAAGAGCCCAACGCGTTACCGATGTTGGTGCTAATATTCTCTGTGTGGACGTGGCCCACGGCCACCATTCCATGATGCAGCAAGCGTTAGGAGAGCTAAAAGATAACTTTGGAGATAGTGTACACATAATGGCTGGCAATGTGGCTACGCTAGAAGCTTTCGAAGCCCTCTCAGAATGGGGCGCTGACTCTATTCGTGTCGGCATTGGCGGAGGCTCTATTTGTTCAACTAGAATTGTAACTGGGCATGGAGTTCCCACCTTTCAAAGTATTTTAGAATGCGCACAGACCAGTCATGATACGAAAATCATTGCTGACGGAGGCATCAAGACCAGTGGCGACATTGTAAAGGCTCTTGCTGCAGGTGCAGACTTTGTAATGGTAGGGTCAATGTTGGCCGGCTCAAGCGAGACGCCCGGTGGGCTAAGGACAGACGAGCACGGTAATAAGTGTAAGGAGTATAGAGGTATGGCTTCTAAAGAAGCTCAAAGAGAGTGGCGTGGTCAAAGCTCTACAGCTGAAGGTGTGTCGACTGTCGTACCTTTTAAAGGACCCACCGCTAACATCCTTAAAGATATATCTGGTGGTGTGCGTTCTGGGCTGTCTTACACTGGTGCTAGAACGATCAAAGAACTGCAAGCAAGAGCAAAGTTTATATTGCAGTCCAGCGCTGCGCAGCTTGAGAGTGGCACACATATTTTGTGGAGAAAATAATGAAGGACCCGACTGTACCACCACCAAGCAGTAGAAAGAAAATTACTTTTTATGATTCTCCAGATCGTCAGGCAAAGCTTAAAATTAGGTGTGACTTTGATGAGATCACACAGTCGCAGTTTTTTCGCATGATGATGACTGGCTATATCGAAGGAGATGAATTAATATATGAATTTATTAAAAGCTGCAAAGAAAGATATTCTATTCAGGGTCAAACAAAGAGAGCAAAAATTGAACAGTTTAAAACACAAGCCAATAAAGTTAGTAAGCAATTTTCCCTCCAAGATGATGAGGTAGAAGATATTTTTGATATGATAGAAATGGAGACTGGTTTATGAAAAAATGCCTAGAAAGATGTAAACAATTAAATGTAACTTGCCCTGTCGACAGCTGTCGTTTTTGGGTCGATTACGAATCCGACAACAACTGCGCCCTCGACAGTATTGATAAGCATGGTTCTATGACTTTGCGTGAGACAGCCGATCGTCTTGGGGTTAGTTATGTCCGAGTTAAACAAATAGAAGATAAGGCATTGAAAAAAATAAGTCATTTATTAAATTATGATGCTATTTAATATGTGTTAGAGTAGCACATTCAAGGAGACATATAAATGAAGAAGCAACTTTTAAATGAAGGCGAAATCCGCAAGTTTATGAAATTTGCTAATATTGGAACACTTACTGATGGATTTGTTGGAAAAATTAATGAATCCGCAGCATTAGAGGAAGATACGCTCGAAGAGACTGTATACGAAGACGAAGAAACCAACGAAAAGATCCACGGAGAAATGGAAGAGGCCATGAGTGAGATGGACCCAGCCGAAGGCGCTCATGAGGCTGAGCCTGAGATGGGTGACGAGCCAGAAATGGGCGATGAGCCTGAGATGGACGACGAAGAAGAGGTTGAGGTCGACGTCGATATGGATGAGGTCGATGCTTTAGAGAAGGCAATTGAGGTCCTCCAGCAAGTTGTCGACGCCGCTAAGGGCGGTGGCGATATGGGTGATGAAGATCCTATGGGTGGCCTTGACGCTGCCGGTGATGAAGACCCTATGGCTGATGCAGGTGATGAAGAGCCAGCTCTTGAAGAGGATTTCGATGCTCTTGAAGAGGTTGAGGCTCTTGACGAAGAGGATGTTATTGAAGAGGTTACACGTAGAGTTGCAAAGCGTCTCCTTGCAGCGCGCAAGTAATCAATCTTTATAGGTAGAATAGCAAGGCAGGTCATCGACCTGCCTTTTTTTTTGAAAAGGACATAAAATGAAAAAACAGTTTTCGCTATCTGGCAAGAGAAAGACAAAGAAAGAAGAACAAGAGCAGGAACAAGATACACAACCTGAAGCAATTGATTTAAATGAGCTACTGAGCGCTTTAGAAAAGCCAGAACTAAGAGTAACGGGTGTTTATGGTGGGGTTGAAGAAGAGCGCTGTTCTGAGACAATCTATGGTATGTTGGCTTTGCATACTGCTGGTCAAACTACTGTTCCTGAAGATCCAGAGGTTGAAGATTCACCAATGGTGATAACTTATAAGCCTATTGATTTTTACGTTTCAACTTACGGCGGATCCGCAGCAGAGATGTTTGCGGTATACGATGTTATGAGAAGCATTAGAGATCTAAGCCCAATTCGCACTCATGGTATAGGTAAAGTAATGTCTGCTGGTGTGCTGATGCTAGCTGCTGGAACAAAGGGTGAAAGAAGAATCGGTAAGTATTGCCGTGTAATGATTCATGGTGTCGTCGCCGGTCAGCATGGCCATATCGCAGATGTAGAAAATGAGTTTGAAGAAACTAAACATACGCAAAAAATGTATATCAAAGCGTTAGCAGAAGAAACCAATATGACTGAAAGGTATCTCAGAAACTTAGTTAACAAAAAAACTAATGTCTACATTGATGCCGAGGAAGCAGTTAATTTAGGAATTGCTGACATAATTGTCTAATTACTAAGAGGTTACTTCTATGAATAAGAAAGAATTACAATACGTTAAAG